TTTAACTTCCTGGGAAGCTACATCTAGTAATACTATTACGGTTTATTTTGATTCTCCCCCAGCTTCTAGTTCAGTCAGGGTGTCGGTTTATATAGCCGTAGCAGGCCTTGAGGTCGGTCCTACCGGCCCTACCGGCCCTACCGGACCCATGGGGGATACTGGTCTTACAGGAGCAGAAGGTGCTCCAGGCCCTACCGGCCCTACCGGCCCTACTGGTCCCATGGGAGATACTGGACCACAAGGAGAACCTGGAATAAATGGATTAAATGGGATAAATGGGATAAATGGGGCAGAAGGTGCTCCAGGCCCAACTGGCCCTACTGGAGACACCGGTCCAACTGGCCCAACTGGGGATACTGGTCCAACAGGGCCTACAGGGCCTACGGGTTCTACAGGACGCGCTTATGCTGGAGTTACTGCATCATGTGCAACTTCCATTGATGGAACTATTGGCACTACCTATGTATTCACTTCCGCTAACACTGGAGCTTTTGCTTTAGGTAATCACGTAAAAGTCAATGGAGCATCAGGATATATTACCGGTGAAATTACAGCCCTTGTTCAAGACACTGGTTTCAGTGTTTATTCTGACTATGAAGCAGGTGAAGGTTCTTTTAGCTCTGCGGCTGTGTCCCTTGCTGGTTTACAGGGCGAGGTTGGCATTACTGGTCCGACTGGTCCGACTGGTCCGACTGGAAGTATTGGTTCAGCAGTATTAAATGATCTTTCCGACACCGTAATAACATCATCATCAATTGGTCAAATGCTAAGATACAATGGAACCAATTGGGTCAATTATGATAAAACTATTACTCTTGGCGGAAACTTTACAATTACTACAGAAGACGGTGCTTATTCAACCACACTTGCAACTACAGACAACACTAGCATAACACTGCCAGAGACCGGTACATTAGCAACACTCGCAGGAACTGAAACTTTTACTAATAAAACTTTAACAAGTCCAACTATTGAAACCTCGTTAAATAGCCTAAGTTCTACCTTCACCTTGCTGAACGTTGGTCAAACAACTATAAACTTTGCTGGAGCAGCAACAACATTGAACATTGGTGCCGCAACTGGAACAACGACAATAAATAATAATCTAGTAGTAAATGGAAATAAAACTCTTACCTTTGGTGGAAATTTTACTACGTCAGGTGCATTTGCAACTACATTAACGGCAACTGCTACAACATCTGTAACTCTTCCAACGACTGGCACTCTCTCGACTCTTGACGGAATGGAAATTCTAACCAACAAGACTCTCACCAGTCCAGCAGTTGACACACCGTTCCTTACTCTTTCAACAAGTGCATCAACAACTGATGCTAGAATTTTTTGGGATTCTACAAATAAAAAAATAAGAGTAGGCAATGGAACAATATCATTAGACTTTGCTTCTTCCAATGTCGTAACTAACGCTCAGGTAGCTAGCTATACACTGGTCTTGGCGGACAAAGATAAACTAGTAGAAGTGAGTAATGCTTCAGCTAATACCTTAACTGTTCCTTTAAACTCTTCTGTAGCTTTTCCCGTTGGAACGCAAATAACAATACTTCAAACAGGAGCAGGAATGACTACAATTACCGCAACTGGTGGAGTAACAATAAACGCTACCCCAGGACTTAAGCTTAGAGCACAGTGGTCTTCTGTTACTTTAATAAAAAGAGCTACAGATACCTGGGTTGCATTAGGTGACTTGCAAGCTTAATCTTTTTTAATACACCAAAAGTTAGTAGAGCACCAACGGTATCCACTTTTGATTTCCTTGACTTGATGCGGGAATCCATCTTTAGCTGGAAAGCATATAAACATTCCAGGTTCTGGTTTAATTAATAAATCTTGCTCAGGAAAGTAAATCTCTCCACCTTCGTAATCATCATTGTAGTAGAGTACCGAACTAAGATCTCTAGTTGGATATCCAGCTCCAGTCTTGAATACAACATTTTTATTTTGAGCAGGCCCATGATCTAAATGAACTGGCATTAAATCCCCAGTTTTCATTTCGACTACACTAACTACTTCTTCGTCATAAACTCTACAATCAAAAGAAGTTTCTATAATTATCTTTAAAGTATCATGGTATTTACTTAGTAAGTTAGGCAAAGTTGGGTCACCGTAACCCGCATATGCTCCAAACGGAGAATATCCAGATTTATCAATCATAACTGGAGTATTTTTTAAGTATATTATAATTTGTTCTAAATCTTTTTTTTCTATAATATTTTTAGTAATATAAATCTTATCCAAGACTAGCTCCCTTATGAAACATTGGCTTAGAATATAGTTTATAGTCGACCTTATCTTGATAGGCCCAATGTCTACTAAAAGATCTTTCTTCAGGCAAAAATCCTCCTTTAACTGCATGAACCATTCTAGATAAGTCTATTAAGATAAAATCTCCTTCACTCCAATTCCACCAAAAAGAATCTTGTTGTTTTTCTACAATTTCTTTAGAAACCCATTGAGTAATTTCTTGATATAATTTAATGTCCAAACTAGAAGGTTCACTTATCCCAACTCTACAAAGTATTTCATCGCCAGGGTATGGATCTAGTCTTAGTATTTTTTTACCATTATTAGAATGAGAGATAACACAAGGTCTTTCTGTATTTAAGCTATATGGATTTTTTATAAAACAATTGTCCAAAAATGCTTGCCAGTCATCATTCAACCTATAATACAGGGCAGAAGAATCAATAAAACCTGTTGCGCCAAATTCATTAGAGCAAGTAAATTTATCCATATTCCATGAAGCTGCTACTTGAGGTCTAGGTCTCTCTACGTGCTCTAAATGCCAGCCTATAAAAAGATCATCAGCAGAACGTTCGTCATCTTTAATCATTTCAAAAGTCACCATATGATCTTCCGTATAAGACTTATCAATATAACCCCAGTTTAGCTTTTGGCCGAACAAATGCATAAAGTCCAATTGTTCCCTATCGTATAAATTTATACTAGGGAATATAAGTAAACCATTTTCTAAGAATAACTTTATATACTCATCTATATTGGATTTAATATCTTTTAAAGAAGAATTGGTTATTATACTGTTCATTTTATCTTAATTCGGTAATAGTGTAGAATGAAGTTGTGGTGTATCTTTCTCCAGACAGAATTGGCTTTACTCCATGAAGATAATTTATATCACCAGGATGAGCGACTGCCAAACCCGGCTTAGGCTTAACTACTAAGTCATAATCAGGGTAATATAATTCTCCACCTTTAAAATCATCATTATAATAAAATAATGAATTTATATCATATGTTGGGAAAGGATTAGGTCTCCCATCATTCATCTGCTTGTCGGCATGAGGTCTTTGTTCCATACCAGTTCTCCATTTAATAATAACTGGCGGCCTAGCAGAAAGATTTACGTTAAAACAATCTTCTAAACAAGCTTTCATTTTTCCAATATATTTATCTATTATGTTAAAAACATCTATATTAATTCGTTGTAAAATATCCCAGCTACACTGTCTGTTAGCCCAATAGGAAGAGTCATAAATGCATGTTCCGTCTTCAGCATATTGATTTTCCCCAGAATCCATCCATTCGTTAATAGTTGGAAGAAACTTTTGAATGACCTTAAGATCATCTAACTCTAAAAAATTATTAAATATTTTTATATTGTTAACAGAATCACCAAAATGACCTGGCTTAACGATTGATTGTTCCATATAAATGCCCTTTATCCTGGCAATTTGATTTGACGATTGCCCTATGCTATATTGTAGCATAACCAAAAAAGATAATTACCCTTAAGGAAAAAATGGAAATTTATAATGTAGAAGATCCTAAACTTGGAATAATACTCTATAGAGATACTATTCCTGAAGATTCAAACATTCCAGAAAGACTAGAAGCAGTTCTTAAAGACAGTGAGCATGATTACTTTAAATGGAACAAAGCGATGGTTGGACATAACACAAGCATGCCAGAATACAGAGACTGCCATGACCTTAAAGTGGGACCAGCTCATTGGGACCATTTGCCCAAGGATCTATCTGATATCAAAAATATTTACGATGACTACAATTCAGTCTTAAGCAAGTGCCTGACTGATTATGAGTCTAGATATAATTTTAAAATGGAATTTATGGAATCGATTAACTTCGTTAAATACAATCCAGGGCAACACTTTAACGTTCATACTGATTCTGGATTTTCTTATTTCTGTACTCTTTCTTCAGTTGGCTGGTTTAACGATGACTACGAAGGAGGAGAGCTATGGTTCCCTTATTTGAATCTTACGTTTAAACCACAAAAAGGGGACGTATTATTTTTCCCTTCTACATATATATATGCACATGGTTCAAAGGAAGTAACTAAAGGGATAAAATATAGTGCAGTAACAATGTTTAATTATAATGAAATAGGTCAAGCAAATACGCCAGTTTCTGGAATTGGGATATTATCACTGCCGGTTTTATCGAAAGCTGATTAAAATGGATAAAAATGTAGAACAATCAAATGTAGAATATGTTGAAAATAACATATACGATTTCCCACTTAAATCTATAGATGGAGAAGACGGCGTTCTCAAAAGCCTAAAGGGTAAAGTTTCTATGTTATTTAATGTAACTGGAGAATGCGCAAACTCTCCTCAGTATACAATTATTCAAAATATATATAATGAATACAAAGACTTAGGATTTGAAGTTTTAGCAATCCCGAGCACAGATTTCTGCCAAGACGCTTACGGCGAATTTGCAAACTCTAACACCAGTGCTGAGAATATGAGAGAACACATGAAAAATCTCTATAATACAGATCTTCCATTTTCTGAGATGGTAAATATCTTAGATCCATTTATTGATTCAGAAGAGCATAAAAGAATCAAGGAAGAAAACGGTAAAGCAGATATCCAATATTATGAACCAAAAGGAGATATGCATCCACTTTTTGCACAGTTTCAAAAGAATAAAAATCAAATTCATGGAAATTTTGAAAAGTTTATTGTTTCTAAAGATGGGTCTAAATATATAAGGTTTTGTAACTCTGACTTATTGGACATGGGTTATAATAGTGGAGAAACAAGTCATTCTCCAGAACAAGCTTTACAAAATATCAAAAAAGCTATAGAGCAATTTATAAAAGAACAATATGACGAAGATAACTCTAACTAAGACTCATCAAAATCCACCAAACATACAACAGTCTAGACTTAAGAGAGATTGGATGGACGAGACGTATAATAAGCATGCATACAAGTGCTTGCCCATGTCAGCTGCAAATGTAAACGGATGGGAGCTTGTCCTGCAGCAGGATGTTGTAGTTCAGTGGGATGGAGGCAACACTACCCCTAGAATACTAGAGGGAGAATTTTTAAACGGAAGACCTGTGGTAATTCCTTCTATAATTGGTATCGTTTCTTTTGCAACAGGATGGGCAATTAATACCGAAGAAGGTTATGATACTTGGATAACAGGATCCCCAAATTACTTTATAGATGGAGCAGTACCGTTGTCTGCTACCATACCAAGTTCTTGGTGGCCAGATGAATTTAATATGAACTGGAAAATTACTAAAATTGGCGAACCAGTTAAATTTGAAGCCGGAATGCCGTTTATGTTTTTCAATATCTACGACAACAATCTTTTGGGGAATACAGAAATAGCAGTTGAAAACCTTTGGGATAAACCAGAGTTAATGGCAAAACGCCAATCATATGGTGACGCAAAAATGAAAAAACTTCATGAGCAGCCTTGGACCTGGATGAATGGGATTAGGAGTGGGTTAGATGAAAATGGCAACCAAATTGGCCCAAAGCACGATGGGCTTTTAAAACTTACTGGGTTAAATTCAGATATTGTCTAAAAATAGTACAATTACAAAAATTTTAGTACTATATATACTATATGCCCAGAATCCGAAGGAACGCTTATGCTCTTTAATAATGTACCTAAAAGCGAAAAAATACAAATTTTAGAAGAAGTTATCCCAAAATATGAAAAAAATGTTTATCACCTTCTTATACAACTAGCGATTGACCCAATGACATTTGATGAAGATAGCTTTGAAGAAGAAGACCCATTGATTAATGAAGATGATTTTGAAACTAAAGCTTTTCGTAATAAATTAAAAAAAGAGTTAGATGCTATTCGTTTAATCAAGCAGGAAATTGCAAGTTTAGAAGTATAAGCATGCGATTTAGTTTATCTTCTGAACAGAAAAAAGAAGCGTATGAATCTGTAAAAATAGAATTTGAAAGAGCTTTAATCTTAAGGCTATCTATATTAGGGATAGACCCGGAAGAGTTTGATGAAGATAGTTTCATACCCGCCGAAAACAGCACGGCTCAAAAAGATATCTATGATATAATCTGTAAGATAAAAGATATAGACAATAAAATATCTTCACTGTAACTAGGAGTCAAGATGCAGATCAAGACACACGAAGAATATAATCCCAGCAACTATGCTGGTTACGCCTTAACTAGTATTAAGGAAGATTTTAAAATAAACCTTCTTTATCCAAGTGGTTTTATTGAATATATCGGCTACGATCTATATGACGTTGGTGACCAAACACTAATATGTTTTTACGACATGGGAATTTATAAAGATAACTTTACATACTATGTTGTATCGGATAATAAAACTGAAAAAATCAGTCATCAATATTACGAATGGGTAATAGATGTAATAAATGGCGATTATCAAAAAGATAAAACTGTGTTTGTTTTATTGAACTCTGTTGCAAAAATTGTGGAAAACTACGAAACGTTATTGAATGATCCAGCTTTTAAAGATAATTTTATTGGGTTGCAAGCTAGAAGATGTGACTTAGAAGAATTTGGAGTTCTAGGTTTTCATGATATGATTGAAGGCTTAGAAGATGCTCTCCTCGATGCAGCATACTTTGGTAGTGACAATATATTATCTTTTGTTTCTATTATTAATTCAGTTGGCAACATGCACATAGTTAAGCTTAAATGCAAAGACATGCCGGATGAAGCTTACTTGAATTGGCTGGGTTGCACGGGTGTAAATAGGACCTTGTTCGGAGCTTTGAAGTCAGCATACCAATGGGCCAAGTGTGCTAACGAGCCATGGCATAATACAGGATCACTTCCAATAAAATGCAATCAGGCAATGATAGACCTTGATTTCTCAGAAGAAATTATTTCTGAAATAGAAAATTTTAGTTTTCCTACCGTTCTAGAGAGATACCTAAGCAACGATCCTTATCCAAGAAGAAAAATAGAAGAAGATCAAATTCTTCCTTCTAATTTTAAAAATTGGTTTATCTCAAATTTAAGATATAGAACTTTAGGATCTTTATCTTCAATTCATCCACTAGGTACCTCGATCCCTCAATCATTTATAGATAAAGAAAATAATTTTTTTGAATTGATGATGTATAAATTTTGCATAGAAAATAGTTTAGATATAAAAACTGTAGATTTGGCAGAAATATCTATAATAGCTCATGGTTTGAAATACGAGGGAGTAAACAATAGCATTACTGATATAATCAGAAAGTCAATGTTGACAAATCCAGAACTTAAAATGGATATATATATTTCTCCAGGTGTTAACAATTAAATTATACAGTCAAGTTGTCAAAGGCAGTTTAGGGCCAAATGTTTGAAATTAAAGAAGAAAATATAGAAGTGCACAAAATGGGAATTGTTCTTTTTAAGAACGTAATTCCGATGGAAGACCATGAGTATATATTAGACTTTGCAAGATCGCTAAGACTTAAGGCTTTGAAGGATGATTTTACTATAATTAACGATGAATTAGGTAATCCAATTTATGGTATCAACAGAAGTGGCCATAGATATTCATTAGAGTCGATGGAAATAGCTTGTAATCATATAATGAATTTTCTTGATGATACCTCTGATAAAGAATATCATAACTTTTTTCAAGCTTGCGAAGATGTGTTATATCAGTGCATGCTTCGATATGTAGAATTTTATCCTATGATGCTGCCCTGCTTATGGTGGAGAACGCAAGGCCATATAGTTGGATATGGAAAAGGCGGAAGATTTGGAAAACATTGCGACAATGATATTAACTATCAACCAGGAGCAGAACCAGATCAGCAACTTGCTATAAGAAATGTTTTAGGTGGATTAATTTATTTCAATAACTCCGTATCTTCTTTGGATCAGATGAAAAATAAAAATGATTATGTAGGCGGAGAAATAGCGTTTTCCTACGCAGACTTTACTTATTCTCCAAAAGCTGGAGACGTATTATTGTTTCCCTCTAACTACCTAGGAACCCATATGGTATCAGAATGCAAAGAAGGTGAAAGATATGCCTATGTCGGGTATTTTGCACAAGGCTCTAACCATATAGAAAAGGGCATTAACATAAGACAACCTTCAAAGGTTATAGATAGTGGACAAGTATGGATGCCAAATATCGTAGAAGATTATCTAAAATCTATAGAAAAAAGACAT